TCTGGATAGATGACATTGGACAGCACGAGTGTGTCTGTGATTACTCCTTCAGGTATGAACCAAGGATACATACTCTGTATTACAGGTATGTCGTAGCTGATGATGTTGTGTCCTATGATTTCATCAGCTTTCATTACTTGTTCTAACCCTTCTTCTATTGGGATACCTTCAGGCTGAGAGTTAAATACTCCAGCGACTTCACCTGTGTCTGCATCGATGTTACTTAAACAATGAACTTTATTAACTTCAGGGAGAAGCCCATTAGTCTCTATATCAAATACTAAACGAGTCATATGGACTCCTCCTGTCTGTTGTTATTTTTCAAATAGTTTGTCTACGAGATGGCTCAGTTAGAACTCCTCATTAGTTTCACCTTTAGGGTCGAAAGGATTAGCTGCTTCCTTCTCATACATCCGTCCAGTGTCTGCGTTATATCCAAAGTCTTGAGTGTTACCAGTGGAACGACCTGTGTATCTATCCTTTAACATGCGACAGATAGTTGTAGTACGCTCCTCTTCATCTTCGGACTGTTGATTTCTCTCAAGACCAATCATGAAGCTTGACCACTGACCAATAGACCGTGAGCCTCTGAATTGTTTAATGGTTACTCGACCACCTTCCTCATGTGATTTACCTTCGGGAGATGTTAAGTGTGAAATTAAAAACAAGGTGAAGTTAAGCTCTCTCACCAGTGAAGCTAAAGATGTCATGATGTTATCAAGCTCTCTTCTTTCATCCGCAACCTCAGCACTTGATACAAGCGCAGTGATATGGTCTAGGAAGATATACTTACACCCACAACTAACAACCATGTATCGAATACGTGATTTAATAATCTCATAATCTGTGTAACCGAAAGAGTCATAAAGGAACAATCGATTAGTACTTGTCACATCATCGAATGCTTTATCTTTCTGCTCTTGGGTGTACACCGAGTCTGGTATATGAAACGGTATGGATACATGTTTACTCATGACACTCGTAAGCGTGTCTTCAGGTGCTTCCTCTAGGTATAGCATCCCGACATTCTGCTTATGTTCCATCAGTAAATGTGTTGCAATTTCTTTATAGAAGTCTGACTTACCCATGCCAGTACCTGCACCGAGAGTTATTATCTCTCGTGGTCGGATACCATAAGTCCAATCTGTTACTGATTGGTATGGGTAGCTCAAGCCTCGCTCTACTTTTTTGTTAACCTTATCTCGAAGGTCACCAGCAAGTATTACTCCATCAGGTTGATACGAACGTGCACCCCAGATGGCATCGATTATCTTAGCTCGTTCACCATGTTGAAGATGTTCATTAGGGTCTTTGCGTTCAAGCTTTGCGACCTTAACTCTACCGGGTGTAAACAGTGAGACACATTTCTCAACTGCTTGCTGACCAGCTTCATCCATATCGAACATGAGAATAATTTCTTCAAACTTTTCGAGCCACTCAAGGTTACGTGCGAGTGCCTTAGCTGCACCTTTAGAACCTGTAGGTACAGAAACGACAGCATACTTGTTATCCTGAGCTTCACTAACAGACAACGCATCAATCTCACCTTCAGTGATAACAACCTTGCGTCCACCATCTCTCCATAAATGTTGCCCATAGAGAGGTGCGTTCTTAGTGTCACCAATGAATATGAAATCTTTACTTGCCCATCGAATCTTCTGACACACTACGTTGCCATTAGAATCTTTATAGTTAGCTATCTGAATCTTACGACCATGCTGGTCAGTACCAACAAGATAGCCCCATTTATTACAGGTCTTCTTGCTGATACATCTAGCTTTTAAATCTAAGGGTTCTCCTGTAAATGGAATAAACTCCCCAGTCTTTCCGGAAGTCCGTTTAGGAACAGGTGCAGTCCCACTATCGGTAGGAGGTTCATAATGCTCACAACCAAAACAGTAAGCATGACCATCATCGTATCTCGCAAGATTGTCCTCGCTGTCACACTTAGGGCAGTGCTCATGAAACATAAATTCACTATCGGTTTCATGAGACATTCTTTGCTACCTTACGAGCCTCGTCCTCGATAGCCTTTAAAGCAATCTTCTCGTCAGCTCTCCAGTCACGTGAACATTCCTGCTTACATGATTTTCTGTTCCACCACTGTTTCTTTGAAACGATTCCCGCATGCTTGCGTAATTTACGTTTGATTACCGAACGTATACCAGAAGTGTTACCCTTGTGGGAGCTACTTAAAGCTCCCTCAAGTGCAGCACGTACAGGCAGAACCATTTCCATACAACTTGTTACTTCGTTTCTATCTCCGTACATGCTATTCCCCTTACTTGTCTGTGATTAATTCGTATGCGTGACTTCCTAAGAACCAACGTCCGTCATCGTACTGCTCACCCTTAGATACCTGCTTAAACAAGCTACACTCAGGGTCAAAAGGCTGGTCAGGTCTAGCCACCTCCACAATCGTCCCTTCCTTAAACCATGGTTCTGCATGCTCATTCGTGCGGTACTGTGCTACAGCTGCTTCTTTACCCAACTTGTAACGAGCGTAACTATGACCACGTGAGTCATTACGCATCTCTGTTTCAATGGTCATACCTTTCTGTCGCAGTACGAATATGATTGAGCCAAGTCGGATAACTCCGAATACCGCTAAGGCTTCAACAGGGGTGATTGACTCACCACTTTCTAATAACTTTTTAATACCTTGTGTTGCTGACATAGAAACCTCCAACGGTTTTTTGTTTTATAAAAAAGAAACCCCTCAAAGATTTCTCTAAGAAGGGTTTAGGTTATACATAAGGGTGTTGACTTAAATCTCGCAAGCTCCACCAACACATGCCAGCTCTTGCGAACCAGTGGTGTTGTCTTGCTCTTCAACTAATAATGTCCAATCAATATCAGGGGTCTTTGCTAGTAACTCTCGATAAGTGTCTTCATTACAATCTTGATAAGGTGCTTGCTTATAAGTCCCTCCATCAAATGGTAAGAATGAAACACCAGACATGTAATCAAAATGTTTCCACACCCACGCTCCAACTTCAAACCACTCATGTTCTTTAACGTATACAGTGATTGAAGGTTTGTGCTCACACCAATGCTTCTGATAGGTCAACCATAGTTCTAACTGTTCGATTGCATTTCTATCATCACGCATGAGTGAGTCTTCAGGACTCTTCACCGGAAAGGAGAACACAGTAGTGCTATCCTCTTTACCGAATGCAGGTTCATGTTGAAACCCTGCGTCCTTCATGAACACAGTCAGTGGGTCTTTATTATCCTGACGTACTGTCCGTACATAGTACGGTGAGTGTCGCGGATGTATCCCACTGGCAGTATCAGTCAGTTGACTAACAGTCCCACTTGGTTTAACACAGGTGGTGGCTGTACTAATAGGTATGTGTAACTCACTTGCAAACAACTGGTTAGTATTAATAGCCACATCTTTAAGTGCCTCAAGCCATGCAGGTAAATCTTCACTGGAGTCTGAACCGTTTAAAACTTCATGGTCACAAATGCCTGTGAGAGAAACACCAAGTAGCCTTTCCTCTTCTGTATTTTTTCTCCATATTGGACGTAAATATTTGAAGTCAACAAGTGTCGATTGAAAAGTACCAAGCGTTGCAGCTATACGAACTTTACGCATAAGGTCAGGCAGTGTGTCGCTGGCTCTCACGATGACTTCGGTTAAGTTACAGAACTGATTAGGTCGTAATACAATTTCAGAACAAGGGTTAGTGCCGAATGCATAGTCAGTATCTCTACGCTCCGGTGCTAATCTCTTAGCAGCTTCACGGCTGAAGATACCTCGCTCACCACTCTTGCTCATGTACAGAGATTTCCACTCAGTCATGAATTGAGCCATGTCGGGTTGCTCAGTGTAAGCTACGGAGTTATTAGCTAATGCACGTTGACTGTCATGTTCCCACCACATGCCTGACTTAGCATCACGCATCCTGTCATCTGATAGATTAGACAGAGAGATGAGGGCAGACCTACGGACTCCACCTACTACAACTATCTCACCAACCTTACACATGATGTCATGACATTCGATTGAATGAAGCTTACGACCTGCAGCGTTCTTAAAGATACTCACTGTGTACTCGAATAAATCAACCAAAGGTTCAGCACCACTGGCGCGACCACCGAATGTTTTTAATCGCATACCTTTAGCACGTACTTTACTTACGTCCCACTCAGGGATACGACCTTGGTACAACAGTGCTATCAACTCTTTATAAGATGATGCCCATCCCTTCTTACTATCACGAACATGGATGGTAGTCCCGGTCTGTTGAAACTCTTCAGCAATCACAGGTAACTGTGCTACGTCTTGTCGTTCAACACTGAAGCCAACACCTGTGCCACACATTAAGATATACATCGCTTCATCGAATGAGCGTGGATGGTCTATCGGTAAGTAAGCGCAGTTGTATCCAGCTACATTATCTTTATCAAGTGCAACCCCTGCCGTCATTAACGAGCGCATTGATGGCATTACTTCTAAGTTATAAATAGCTTCACGTATTTCAGAGAGGTCAAACTTTCCTTCAAGTCTTGTATCCCAAAAGGATATAAGTCTATCGACAGTTTCATCCCAAGTTTCTCTACGTCCAAGGTCTTCACGAAACCTTGCATATCTACTTAGGTGAATGAACTCTTGATATTTAGTAGGTAACATCTTGCCACCATGTTTTCACATCAAAGCTCGGACAAGCCTTAGCTACTTTAGGTAAGTCTCTGTGTCCTAATATCTCAGCATCTGGATGTATAAACTCCCAGAGTGCCAGTTGATATCTCAGGGTAAGATATTGTTCAGCTGTAAAATTATCTTCAGGCTTCAGTCGGTTATTGACTCCGCCTATCATGCACACCGAGAGTGACTTGTTGTTATAGCCTCGTGCGTGTGCTCCTATTTCATCTTGTGCTCTACCATATTCGATACGTCCATCTCTTCGTATGATTACATGGTATCCAACCTTTAAAAATCCTCTGGCTCTATGCCATTTATCAATCTCTTTAACACCAATATCCATGTCAGGTTTGGTGGCAGAGCAATGGACTACTAAGTAATCCACTTGCTCCAGTTTTACTTGTGGCATCCGTCTTATTAATTAAATTCCTCGATAGTTATGTAAGCACCTGCTGGTGTCTCTTCGGTAGCAAATCGCTTAGTTGAATGTTTGTTAATTACTAAATGGTCATCAGTCCACACATCAGTGTATGAAGTGATTGCATCCATTACTGCCTTATCATAGTTATCAAGGTCAGGCTTAGGATACTCAAGCTTTGATGTCCGAGCTTTGGTGACAACATGGTCTATCCATATCTCGACAGGCTTGATAAACTTAGCAATGGTTGGTGGTGGATTCTCTTTTAGATACGCCTCTACTTCTTTACGCCATGCTGTATATTTCTTTCCATAATAAACTCCCCACCTCGTCACCCTAGGGCGAGAGGCAGGGACAGGTTCAGCTTTTATATGGAAGCATAGCTGGTTAATTAGAAGTCCTCGTTCTCTTCGTCATCACTGCCACCAGCATCAGCCTCGAACGGAGGCTCTTCAGTGTTATCTAATTCAAAGCCACAAGACTCTGCAGTGAGACCACCAGCAACTAACTCAGTGATTTGTACTGCACGAAGCTTAAGTGATGCTCCGCCTTTAGCAGGTACATCATCCTGTTTCTTAGGAGGTAAGTCGTACACATTAATCCAGTAGTTAACCAGACCTTTAGTACCCCCGAAGATTGCATCACCTTCAAACTTACCCTTCTTATCATAGACGGCAGGTTTTTGTGTGAATGCGTCCCAAGTCTTACCAGCTTTGACTGTCTCAGCCATGCGAAACTTGAACGTGACCATTCCCGTTTCTTCACCAGCTTCATCCAGCTCTAACTCATAAGGAGGCATGCGTTTAACTTTCTTAGCATCCGCAGGTGTCTTAGCATTTTTCTTAGCCTGAGCTACACCAGCGTCTGCCGCCTTGTTCAACAATTCCATCATGCCTGCAGCGTCTTCTACAGATAAGCGCAGGTCTACTTTAAAAGCTGGGTCAGCTGTGAACTTATCGTTACCCATGTCAGGTTTAAGCAGGTAAGGGTACGAGAAGATTCCTTCAGGTGTCGTGTAATATTTCTTTGTCTTAGCCATGTTATTTTATTTCCTCAAGTTGTTGTTCCAATTCTTCAATCTCTTTTAGGGTTAGCTTAAAGTGCCAACCTTTAATCCGTATACTCTTGTGTACAATAGGAGCTGACTCAACTAGCTCCAGTACAAAGAACGGATAGCTGTACCCATCACGGTCATCAATAGTTACTCCTAAACTGTTAAGCGATTTGATGGTAAACTCTTTCCCTATAACCCATTCCATCCCATCAACCCAACCGTTAGCCCATCCGAGTTCATTATGTTTAGCAGTACGAGTGACTTTTACTATGTCACCTGCTTTAAGACCGGAGGCTTCTTGTAGTGCACAGTAAGCTTGTTTAGGTGTTACTGCTGGGTTAGCTGTTACTACTGGTTTAACTTCTGACTCTTTAGTTAGTGCTGATATAAAGCAATAACTAGACATCTGCTCCTCTTCGTCTAAGCGTTTTACAACAGGTAAATTGTCACCCTCATCTCTTACAATCCTTACTCGTGTGCCTACTTCAAAGTCTTCATCTCCTGCACGTACAACGCAGATATCACCGACTGCCAGTCCTGCTTCTTCTAATTCTGTCATGTTATTTAATTCCTATAGTTTATAATTCGTAATCGTTTTTAAGTGCATCAACGTCAATGCCCTGCGCCATGAGTTCAGTCTCAAGGTCTACAGGGAGAGGTTGTCCACGCTTTAGTAAGAGTATCGCTGTGTCCAGCTTTACGTTATTCATGGTGCTATCCTGTAAGTTATTCCCTTGTTACGAAAATTACTTACAACACCAGTTAGCGGGTCAGTTACTTTCGAGTAAGTGACAGCAACACGCATACGCTGGAACTCACTGTAGAAATTCTTATGATTAGACATAAGGGTTACTCCGGGTTTAAGTCCGGGCTTGTCCTCTACTTTCATAATTCTTTCTCCAGATATTCTTTAATGGCAGTGAACTCACACGACCAGTTCATCTCTTTGCCGTTATGTCTCATGATGTGGTCTATCTTCTCAACCATATCGATAGGCTTGACGCTGTACGTTTCGCATACCAATAAGAAACACGCTGCAAGTCCGAGCACACGTTCTTCTATAGGTAGCTTCTGTATTGAATCAATAACAGAAAAAGCAGCCGTAGCTGCTCTCTGAGAGTTGATTAGGTTTAACTTGTCGCTATTCATCTGGGTCAACTATCTGTTCACGGATGATAAACATCGATACGAACAGCTTATATGTCAGTGCATTTACAGAATTATTAATCTGCTCAGCACTAACTCCAGAAATTATAGGTCTGGCGTTTTTCTGATATCTAGCGACTCCTTTTTCGATGCCATTACTGTTTACTACTGCGTAAAGTAATCGTGCCTGTTTACGTGACATCGTTATCTGAACCTTACCGTTGCTCTTAATCTTTGTTTTCAAAATGACTTCCTCCAAAAAATGTTTAGGTTATACATAAGGGTGTTGACTTAGGTGTGGACATCCCTGTCCTTGTAACTGTTACGCTACCGTAAGTATTAAGCAAAGAAAAAGTCGGATTGCAGCACCATAGATAAATCCAATGTACCGGACTTAGGTATCTCAGGCAGTTGGTCAGCCAGTGTATCGGGTAGCTGTGCCTTAATCTCATCTCGTAACTTACCTAGTATGTCAGGTGTGTATTGCTCAACGAATGCTTCACGTAAAGCTTTAGACATAACCTCTATAGAACTGGCATGTGTGCCGAATGAATCATGAATCATGCAGAAGTCGGTAATACCGTATTCCGTACATCGATTAATGGTTGCCATAAGGTGAGCAGCGTCCCAGCTGTGTACCACATTAGGAGCGATGCCTTGTGCCATCCTGCGTTTGTTAATGCTAGTACTGTCCTCAACAGTCTTAACGGTTACTCTACGCATACCCATCATTACCTGTACACGCTTAGAGTCTGTTTCAAAGTAGTTCTGAAGAACTGGTAGTCCACTAGGAGAGTGCCAGTGGATAGGCAGTCCCTCTTTAGCAGCGATACGTGCAACTTCCTGTAGCCAATCCATAACCTTACGAGCAGCGATAACAACATCACCAATAGCATCATAAATGATACCCGAAAGCTCACCTGAGCTGGCACGAAGGTCAACTTCAGTACCAAGGTATGACTCCTTAGTCTCACGCTCAATTTTCTTTACAGTCTGAATGATTTGTCCACGCATGCCGAAGCGTGACGCACCATAAGGTAACGTCATGACCGGACGTTTAACTAACTCACGTGT